TAATGAAAAGATTGTATGAACGTGAAACAGGTTGTGCTGAAAACGAGCACCAACGGAAACACGATATGGACGAGTTGCGGTTGGCAGAAAAGTTTGTTTCAGTTCAATTATGGATACGAAGTATAACAAAAGAAAATCAAGTTAATCAGTTAAACCAAATAAATAAAAATGCTATGATTAAAGCAAACCAAAACGACGGTGCATCGTTAATCGCACCAAGTGGTACACACGTAGCACGTTGTTACCAAATTGTTCATATCGGAACAATCTCAGACACCTTTCAAGGTGAACAAAAACTCGTTAACAAAGTTCGTCTGAACTTCGAGTTGCCTGATTGCCTTCACGAATTTAGTAGGGATAAAGGCGAACAACCTTTCAGCATTGGACGTGACTTCACCGTTTCGATGCACGAGAAGTCAGCACTAAGGCAATTCATTCAAACTTGGTTAGGCAAACCATTAACGGACGAGGAGGCGTTTAACTTTGATATCGGTACAATGATAGGTAAACCTTGTATGGTTACCGTTATGCATCGACAAAGTGCAAATGGTAAGACGTATGCAAACATTCAGGGTATTAGTTCATTGATGAAGGGACTTGTATGCCCTGAGGCTATCAACCCTGAATTTGTATTGGACTTCGATGCGTTAGACTTTGATACCAAGGTTGCTCAGTTACCTGAATGGTTACAAGCAAAGATATTGTCGTCGTTGGAGTATGTTGAACGTAATTCACGTAGATAATATGACGCATAAGATTAGTGCCTTTGGTAACTTTGTTATTAGTAACTATGGTTCGATAAGTAACTTCTCTCGTAGACTAAACATATCACGACCAACTGCGTCGTGGTATGTTAATGTCTCACCGAGTAGGTTATCTATTGCTCACTTAGTAAAGATTGCAAATGATACAGGCGAGGACGTAGCGTCCATAGTTACTTTAATTCAAAACTCAGACGAACTAATAACAGTAAAACAATATGAACGGAATACTTATTAACTTATGCGAGTTAGTCCCTGCTCAAAACCACTTAAAGTTTTTGACAATGATAGGACCGCTAACTTGTAATCGTGCAATTGTTGAGGACGAACGCTTGTTACTTATTGCAGGTATCATTGACCAATCAGAAGGAAAGATAAGCCCTGAGAGTTACATTGAACTGTTAGAACAAAAGTTGTGTTCGGTGTATGGTATCAAGCATAGTCACTTAACGAAAGGCGGTAGGCATCGAGAGGTGGTTGATGCAAGGCGTATTTTGTTTTGGTCGTTGCGTCAATTGTTCGGACTATCACTTTCCACAATAGGCAGACGATATAACAAAGACCACGCAACAATTTTGTATGGACTTAAAACTTTTGACAACCTTGTTAACACTGACATTTCGTTTCGTCTTAAAACAGAAACGTGTTTCAAGTTTTTGCATAACCAAGGTTGGAGTGAACCGTTGCAGGTGTATTCAAAAAAGTATAACCCTGAAATCTTGGAACAGTTATGAAAGACCCTGCATTCCTTTTTTATTCGAGCGACTTCCTTACAGGGACAATGTTCTTGTCTAACGAAGAAGTCGGTATCTATATTAGGTTACTTTGCGTTCAGCATCAGAAAGGCTATGTAACATTGTCTGAGGTGAAGTCCATTGCAAAGTCTTGCGACGTCGGTGCAGTCATATCCAAATTTCAATCTAAGCAGTTAGAAGGAATTGGTATGGTATGGTTTAACGAAAGGTTGCAAGACGAAACAATTAAGCGTAACAAGTACTCTGAAAGTAGACGAAACAATAGACTAAGCAAATCTATTTCAGCAAACATAAGTAATACATATGTTACACATATGGAAAATGAAAATGAAAATGAAAATAGAAATGTAAATACAAATGAAGTTGCAATAGTCGTATCTAATAAGGCTCGTCCTAAGAACGTGGAGGAAGTCATTGAATACTTTGCTACTCTCGTGCACCAAGATAGTGCTAATGATGAAGGCAATAAGTTCCACGACCACTTTTCCTCTAATGGTTGGAAGGTAAGTGGTAAAGCACCAATGCGAGATTGGAAGGCGTCCGTCCGTAATTGGGTTCGTAACAGTAAAACAATAATTAAACTACCAAATGAAAATGGAACACAACAATTTAAGGTGGGCAGGTTTGACAGTCAAGATGCCCAACGAGTCCTTCGCGACCTCAATAAATTCAATCGATAATTGTTACGCTAAGGTATTGTTCGCAAGTAATACCTCACCTATTCGTAACAGTTCAGTAGACGACTTTGCCTTGCGAGTTATTCAAGTAGTCGGTAAGCAGGGACTTGCAGTACCGTCAGCAGAAATGATTGTTACAATTTACACGCACGTGTATGATTACTTTGCAAACTTATGCGTTGACGAGTTCACCTTAGCGTTCGACTTCAATGTTATTAGTAAGTACGACGTTTGCGTTGAGCACTATCAGAGTTTTGATATTGCCTTTATCTCAAAAGTGTTAGACAAGTATTTCGAGTTTAAGCGAACTGCATACCAACCGTTGAAACGTATCTTCGAACAAGCGAACTATATTGATAGTTCTAAGCAACTTGCCGAAGCCAAGAACGAAGTAACGGATACTTGGAAGATATTGTATGAGGAGGACTTAGGCGACGCTCGTAATGGTAAGTTTATGGTATCCGAAATTCGTGCACCGTTTATGATGCAACGCTTACTCGAAGAAGGTATCTTCAAAGATGAAATGTTCGACGACGAGCAATGGCGTCAATGGTGGAAAAACGCAAAGGCATTTGTTCGTGAGCGTGACGAGATAAGACCAAGGCAAATGGAACTAATTAAGAACAACCCTGCATTGTTGAAGGACTATAAGTTCACTTGCAGTGCACAAGTCAAGCGGTATGTTTACAAGGCGTTCTTAATTAAGCAGTTGGAGATTGAACAAATTAAGATTGATAGTGACTATCGTGAACGAGGCAAGATAGATTTCAGTAACGGACTTCAGTTCTAAAAAAAAAACTATGATGCAAAAAAGTTATCCCCCGAAAGTTGCAAATTGGCTAAACCAAATTCGTTTAGGCAAAACAAAAAGTAACACAACAAAAATAATCGACTTCGTATATCGCAAACAATGGGAAGGCACGAATGTATATCAGTTAAGAAACGAACTCGGTATGGCTCACCAAACATTGACAGGTACTCTCAGCGGTATAATGGACGAAGGTCTTATCATTGCAGTTGGTGAAGTTACCATTGCAGGTAATACTTATTCAAGGTTGTTCATTCAAGTAGACCCGAATGATATTGCACGTGCACGAACTATTCGTCAGCGTGAAAAGTTTTTCGATTGGTGCGAACGAGGAATGAAAGATTTTGATTCCATTATTCCACCAATGGTAAAGATGCAACTTCGTTCAGCAATGTTACAATTGAAGCAGTAAGAATGTAAGTGAATGTTCGTATCTTTGTTATATGATATTGTACGAACCTTCTTATCTACCTCGTCAAGAGGAGGCGTTATCATATCTCTCCAACGATAGTTCAGTTGAGCAGGTATTGTATGGTGGTGCAGCAGGTGGAGGCAAAACTAAACTCGGTTGCCTATGGCAAGTGCAACGCAGGTTAAAGTACGCAGGTACTCGTTCGTTAATAGGCAGAGCAAAGTTAGACACGTTAAAAAAGACGACGCTGAAAACTTTGTTAGAGGTAATGAACGAACTGCACTTAGTTCAAGGTAAGCACTATAAACTTAACTTGCAGAACAACACCGTTAAGTTTTACAATGATAGCGAGATACTACTTGTCGATTGTTTTGCCTATCCCCGAGACCCTGACTTTACTGACTTTTCAGGACTTGAGTTAACCGATTACTTTTTAGACGAAGCAAACGAGTTAACGAAACGTGCAGTCGATATTATTTCAAGCCGTGTTCGTTTCAAACTAAATGAGTACGGACTTACGCCCAAAGGTTTGCTAAGTTGCAACCCTTCAAGAGGTTGGTTGTATAATGAGTTCTATATTCCTTCTACAAGGAATGAATTACCTGAACATCGGGCGTTCGTTCAGTCATTGCCACAAGACAATCCGTTCCTTCCTGAGTCCTACCTTGCATTGTTACAAAGATTACCTTCGTACGATAGGAAAAGATTGCTCGAAGGTAATTGGGAGTTCGACGACGAAGCAGATAAACTGTTTCACACCGACGACTTGTTACGTTGTTTCAGAGATGAGGTCATTGATGCAGGAACGAAATACATAACAGTGGACGTTGCTCGTTTCGGTAAAGACCGAACAGTTGTTACAGTATGGAATGGACTTACAATGACTGCATTGAACGAGTATCGACGACTATCTATTACCGAGGTTACTGACGTGGTAAGAAGTACAATGAAAGAGCACAATGTACTTTTGACTAATGTTATTGCAGACGAGGATGGCGTCGGAGGAGGTCTCGTTGACGTGACCAAGTGTAGGGGATTCCGAAATGGTAGTCGTGCTCGTAACTCTGAAACATTTACAAACTTAAAGGCAGAGTGTTACTTCAAACTTGCAGAAGTAATTGAGCAAAGTCGTTTGACATTTCTTGTCAACTCGCATAAAGATAACATTGTAAAAGAACTAACGACTATCAAGCGTCATAAACCTGACGGAGATAACAAGTTAATGGTAACGCCAAAGGAACAAATCAAAGCCATTACAGGTTTTTCTCCTGACATCGCAGATGCAATAATGATGCGAATGTTTTTCGAGTTATATCCGAACTTCGGACAGTACTTTATAGGTCGTCGTTAAGATTTTGTTTGTTACTTAATCTTGTTTACCTTTGTAGAAATCTATCTTATGGCAAAGCAGTTAAAAAGTATGTACTTGAAGGAAGAAACTTGGAACAAGTTGAAGGAGTTACGACCTTCGTTAGACTTAGCAAGTACCAATAGAGTAATCGAACATATCATTGAGAGTTATCTTGCAGAACAAGAAACTAACTCTACAATAAATACGGAAGCAATAAACCCACCGCAACGCCAATCGGTATTCCAATGACTGCGGACTTACGCCAACGCCTTTTATACTTGACTTCACGCTCGTAAAGTTTTTGTTTTTCAGACAAGGCAACATTAAGGCTATCAACATTTCGTTGTAGTGACTTGATTGTATTGTTTGACTGAACAAGTTGCGTGTTACAATCTGCAACAATGATAGATTGCAGACTATCAATGGTACTCAGTCGCTTAACTTCACCTTGCCAATACATCATTGTATTGTATGTCAAGATAAATAAACGTTTTTGTTCAATAGTTAAGTGAGGTAAAGTATCCTCGTCGTGCAAGACTATCGACTTTTGAGAGAACAAGACTGAACTCTTTGTCAACAGTAGTATCACTAACGTAAATGATGCGAGTGTTTTGCTTAATGTAGCGTTGCCTTTCATTTTTACTTTTCGTTTTGATAATGGTTATTGTATCGTGTACAAGTTGAATTTCCTTTATTAACTTTTCATTGTTAATAACAGTAGTGTCATTCGCATTGTTAACGTGACATTGATTGTAACGCTTTACAAAGTAAAACAAAACACATATTGATAAGACAATAAGTGCAACAATAGAGGTGTAATAGATTTTACTCCACCTTACATTTTCCCAAACATACTTTTTCGTTGACATTCCCAAGCAATTTCGTTTGTTGAAGTAACCCACTTTGAAAAACGAAGTAACAAAAGTTTTATGTAACGTGCAAGTAGTGTAACCTTTTTATTTTGTTTCATAGTTAGAACTCTTGTAACAACGTGTAAGTAAAAAGTTGTAAGTCCGAGCGGTGACACGCCTTGATTAACTGAGTAAAGTCCTTCGGACTATTCAACACTTGACAACCACCACTCCATTTTTCAATCACTTGTGATATGGCGTTGGGGTTTGCTCGGTGTATGTTGATGCCGAACCAACCTGTATCAAGAACACCTTGTTCCTCAGCAGTTTCATCTTTGTCAGCGTCTCGGTATACAGTAACCTTACCACCTGTTTGTATCAAGGCTTCGTACTGTCCTTTGTGCAAACCTAACTTGTAACAATTAACATACTGCCCTGCCTTCAACATCGCAGTACCCTTGGGGTTCAGGAAGTTTAACAACCAATGTCTACCTGCATTTGTAGTGCCTGTGTACCAAGTGATAGTATTGTTTTCTACAACACCTATCAAGTCGTCAAATTTATTGTTTACATTGTCATAGGAACGAACACCGACTATCATAAATGGAAACCATTTGTAGCCAAGTTTAGTAAATTGTTGTTGTAGTTGAAAGATGCTATACTTCTCTATCATCGTCTTGTTTTTTTTTATTGTTACAAAGTTTTCCGTCCTTTAAGTCGTCCTCTAACTTCTCCAATCTTTTTTCTGCACGACGTTTCTCTTGCTTGTTATACAACCACTCTTTGTATAGCAAGTAACCCATACCGATACATATCACGCCCAATGCACCGTAGTTAAGTAATGGTTCAAACCAAGTATTCATTGTTTGCGTTTTTGATTAAAGGACTTTATCTTTTTGATTAGCAAATATACAGTAAGTATACCTGCAATAACGCTAAGGCATAACGACGCCAAGCGTAACCATACCTCGGTATCAGGTAACCAAGCAGGTATCGAAAGTAGAATAGTACCGATAGTACCTATTGCACCCTCAGTCGTTCCGTCTCCGTGCACTAAGTTTGATAAGTTGCTCATTTTTATTGTCAATGTATTTACGTAACTTCTCCTCGTATACTTTGCGAGTTGCAGTTTTTTCTTTTCTATCTTGGTACTTCATTATCTATATGGTAAGAACCAAGGTCTACTGAATGAATGATGTCCTTGTCCTGTTGTACCGTTACTGATATTGAACTGACTATCTTGATACACTCTATCACTTGAAGGTATCTCAGGAAACGTTGCTTGATTATACTCAGGAAACAATGCAGAATTTGCACATAAAAAGTTTTTCAATCTTTCAGTATAGTACTCTGACTTTTGTTTTGCTTGTTCTCGGTATTGTTGTAATATAGTTTCCGAAATTGGTTGAGTATCTTCACTAATGCGAACTACCAAACTACCATTATCGTTTTTGTAATACAAGTGAGGTATCATTTCATACAACGACCACCAACACACAACACGACAAACATAATTGTATAATAAGTTTTCATAGTCAGGTGTTAATGAACCTGCAACCAAGTCGTCTTGTAACTTACGCAACAAGCGAGTACCAAGATAACGTTGTGCTTGTTCATCTTGTGCAAGATAGATTGCAGGGTATAACAAGTTAGTATCTACGCTACCTGTAAGCCACGTGTACTTCTTGATATAGTTTTCGTCTACTAAAAGTATTTCAGGTTGTAAAGGCATTGTCTTTAGTTTTTAAGTGAACCACGGTTTTTCATATCTATTGTTGGCGTACCTTCCTTTCCTTTTTTCGGAAGGAACGGAAATGTACCTTGTGATACTTGCTCGTCATTTTTAAGTCCGTTGTTTGGAAGGAACTTTCCTTTCACACGTTTGCGGAAGAAAATTAAACGACGAAAGTAATGGTGACAATACACACCACCTTTGTAAGTAAAGATATCATAGGTTGTTGAACCACTTGCTGCAAAACCACCATTGATACCTGCACTACTCATACTATCAGGACTATCGATACTTAAATCTTCCCAACGAAAGACTGCACCTTTAACTGATAAGTCTACCATTCGTTTACAAAAAGGTCTTGATACTAACTCACCGTTGTCACCATAGGTTAGTTCGGTATTGTATGCAAAACGTAACTTGTATAAACCACTATCTCCCCACTTACTTTTCTCGTTACCTTTTGCACTTGACTTGGTAGGCATTCGACTTGCAAAGAACTCTTGTATAAAACTTTCCTCCTCCTCTTTGCTACCTGCACGTTCGTCGCTAATTAACTCCCATTCCTCCTCGTCCATAAACTCTGCACGTGTTTCTAACTCGTCAAGATATTTATGTAACGCTTCGTCAGTTACCTCAGCGTTGCAACAAACTTTATCTACTTTTTTTTTTACTGCTGAAAGTTGAGCAACTGCATTACCACCGTCAGTTGCAAACATTGACTGAGCAACGTTTACATCAAGTTGTAAGAACTGCACAAGGAAAACAATTGCTTGTTCCTTTGTAAGTATTCCTTCTTTAACTTTTGCAACAATATCAATTGCAGAAGATATCTGAGCACCATTGTAAGTTACATCAGATACTTTTGTTTCAGCAGATGCAGTCGGGTCAACAGGTGTAGTCGTAGTAGTGTCAGCAGGTGTAGGTGCTTCACCACTCGGTGCACTTGTATCGGTAGTTTCAAAGTAAGAGTTCTGAACAAACTCAACGCTACCGATAATTGGCACGAACACCTCAGAGATAATCTTTTGAAAAGGTTTGATTACTTGGTTCATAAAGATATCGAAGGCAACAATCATTTCGTCTTTGTTGCTGCCAAGTCCTCCGCTATCACGAATACCGAACAACAAAGGACTTGTTACACGATGTCCTACCATTATCTGCCTTGTGCTACCTTCGTCTAAGTATTCGTATTGCTTATCAGCGTCACTAATTGGAAACGAAGTAATGTCGGTCTTGCGATTAGGGTCGTCGTTCCAAGTTACCCAAAACTTACCTGCGTTTTGTGCACCTGATACACTACGTTCTAACTCACGAACAATACTATCACGTTGTTCCTCAGAAGGTACACCGTTATTGAACGCAACAATAAACGAAGGAAATAAACCATTCAAGATATTGTTAACGTGATATAGTCCTATGTTACGAGATAACTCAATGTAAGTCAACGCACCGTAGTAATCAGGTTTACCGTAGTACATACTACCTGCGGTTGGCAAGAACGAGTAAACAACTTGACGAGGTTCTTCCATTGCACGTTCTTTATCATACAAAGGAATGAACTCAGGCTTACCTTTTTTAGTTCGAGTGTTCGACCAATCTAACGAATACCAAATGCCTGTAATGTTTTCGCTTTCCTTGTCATACGAAAGGCGACAGTTCTCAAAAGGTAAATGATTAATCTTTGCAGGTTCGGTGTAATCTAAGTTCCATATTATCTCTGCAAAGAAACCACCTTGCAGTTTTAAGTCAAAGGCAATCTTATCAATGCAGTAATCTAACAAAGGGTTAGAAGTACCTTTGCCTTGTATCATAAATGCAATACTACTTGTAAGTGCATTGTGTACAGGTGAATTGTAATACAACTCAATCAAGTACTGCGGATACATATTGTCTACACCATACTCAACCCACCCACCTCTACTTTCATTCTCAATGGAACTGATAGGCGAGAACAAAGACATATTCGCTTGTGATACGTTTGAACGTAACTTGTCGTTAAGTGATTGGGATGATGACATCGGTAGGCATTGTTATAGTTGGTACATTGTAATACTGTGCATTGTTTTTTAACTCACCCCAACCTTTATGCGTTAGTCCTAAAACACTTGCGTCCATTGGGTTTGTATTCGTGTTCGAGTTCTGCACATAAACATCGTAACGATAACGACCACTACTAATTAAACCTGTTGTATCAACTAACAATGTAGTGATACGTTCGTTCTCACTTGACACGATAGGCACTTGTGCAAGTACCTGACTACTCGTTTCATTTGTAATGATAAGTAAGTAGTGCGTGTAATCAACCCAACTACCGTCGTTCAATAAGTAATGACTGTCGTACAAAGGTAACAACAACTCTTGATTACTTGTATCGGTTTGTAGATATATCATTGTAGTGCTAATATACAAAAGGCGTTGAAGATACAACGCCCTGTGTTAAAAGTATTTCATATTGTTAACTATGCCTTAGGCTAATCCTTAGTCAAAAGTAACGCAACCGTGTAAGCAGCAGTAAGAGGAAATTGAGCAACAGTTTCTAACTTTTTCGAACCTTGGAAGTATCCAAGCACTTTGTAACTTCCTTGTTCAAGACTAATCAAAGTTCCGTTGATTGCTATTTTGTTTCCGTCGATTGTATAGAAAGTAAACGCTTTTGTATTCATCTTAGTAAGCAGGAGTAACGGTTATGTTTGGTTCATTATCGAAAGGAATAAACACAGGTGCTAAGTCGCTTACTGAATCTGCCCAACGACGTGCACGAGTTTTACTATCGCAAACAAAAGAAAGTTCATAACCATTGGCGTCACCAAAGGCAGTACCTGTTGAAGCAGTAGAAGTAGAGATATCCATTCCGTCCTCAATACC